GGGGATTAGTATGCGCCGGGAGAACCGAACATACCGAGTGGATCAGACCAGCCGAAGCTATAACGCTCACGTGACTTGTAACGGACGTTGCCGGTATCGAAGTCGCCGTCCATGCTGTTCTGTAATGGAATACGAACGAAATGCTTCATACCATTTGGAACATCAGTGGTCAAGAACCAACCATTTGTGTCAGTCAAGAAGTGGTTAATTGCATAACCTTCTGGAATAGCACCGTTGTTCTTAATTGCGTTAATGTCGTTGTTATTGGTACCGACGCGCAGTTCTGTTTCGAGCAAACGAGTTGCAACGAATTGGAGTGCAGGTGGGATAACCAATTTCTTAGGTTTAGCAGCGATCAACAGACCACGCTCATCAGTCCAAGCAGCGATTTGAATAACTGCGGCTTCCAAAGAAGTCTCATTCAAGTCAGCAGGAGTAGATGGAGTGTTGCTGTTAGCACCACCGTTAACCAAAGTGTGGTTTGTTGAGAATAAAGGAGCACCATCGCCACCAACATAAGTAGAGTTGAAGCCGTTATTTAAAACAGCAGCAGCTTTAACTTGCTTGGTATAAGCCATAGCACGAGCCAATGCCTTGGTGTAACGAGCGGATAACGAGTCATACAAGTTATCTTCGATAGCTTCTTCAGTCAAGCTGAAGCCCAAAGCAATAGTTTCGTGGTTGTAGCGAGCTGTCCATGCTTCTTGTGCATTGTCATAACTAATGGCTTGGCCTTCGTTTTTGACTGGTGCAGCGCTGAAGCCTGACAGTTTGGTTTCTTCTTCAAAAGAACGCTCAGAAGATTCAGTTTCGTAAATCTCTTTGTGTTCTTCACCGTAGCGAGCATACTCAAGACCAAACAAAGCGTTCAATCCTGGCAAGAGCTCTTTTAATAGTTGTGCGCGTGAAATAGCCATTTATAAAGCTCCTAATTAAACGCCAGTAGTATTGTTGTAGCTATGGAAGTTGCCGTTCCATGTTACCAATACTTCAGGATAGCCAATGAAAGTAACTTGTGTACCAGACGCAATAGTTACAGCTGAACTTAAAGTTACAGTTGTGCCGTTTACGTTTGTTACAGAAACATAGTTACCACTATATGCACCAGTACCGCTTGGTGAACTAATTTGCATACCAGCTTGAATGTTGCTATTAGCTGCAGTTAAAGTCAACGTTGTGCTTGAACCAGAAGTAGAAGCAGTTTGGGTGACAGCAACAGCAGTCTCAGGAACAACACCAACAACACGCAAAGGTGCTGCAGCTGTTACACGAGTATTACCTGTACCGTTGGTTACAACACCACCAGATACGCACAATGCGGAATCACCAGAAGTGGTAGAACCTGCAGTGCCTGACAATGGGTAAACGTTAGTACCAATGAAAGCTGGGTTAGCATAGCCAAGACCAGAAGAGGTATTGGACAATGTAGACGTAGCTTGTGAGCCCATAACTGCTTTAAATACTGTGCGTGGATCGTCAATTACATAAGCAATTGCGTCGTTAGCAATAGTACTTGCAGGCCAGTATTGTGAACGTTGTTTTTGGTTTGTTACTGGTTGTGTATATTCGCAACCGACAAAAACACCGATAGTACCGGCGATTGGGGATGTTGGTGAAGAAGCTACTGAATAAGAACCAGCAACTAAAGTACCGCCAGATAACTGGACGATATCGCCATAAAACAAGTTAGTAGCGTAGCCAGATGCAATAGGGATCATACGAGTTGATCCAGCATATGGTAAACCACCAATCTCATTTACGGCTTTCAGCCCGTAGTAGGCTGGAACACTTGGATAAGCTGCCATAAAATACTCCTAATTAAGATTGATTACCTTTACCAAATGTAACTTCCGATCTACCCTCTTTAAAGATAGGCATACGGGCGTCACTTTGGCGCATTAAGTTATTGTCTACCGCCTTCGTTTGAGCATCAGTTTGCTTTTGAATATATTCATTGCGCTGCTGTGTTAGCTCAATCGGTGTCTTGCAGAGTAATAACCCGCCAACTTCAATATTGTCTTTAAAACGACTATTTGGGTCGGCTAACAGTGCAAACTTAGGTTGTTCTTCTAGTCTTACAGGTTCCCATCCTTCTCTCAGCTTAGCTGAAAGGTTACGTGGGTCTGCCTGATTTAAGGTAGCAGTACGAATCCATCGGTATGCATATCCCGGCTGTATGTCCGGTTGTGGTAGTAATTCGGGTGGCATCCATTGTTTAGGACGCTCACTCAATTCACGGTTATCTAATTCGCGATCAAGTTTGTTTTGTGCCATATTAAGCCTCCAGTTTTTGCAGTTCACGAGCATATTGCTCAGGGGACAAACCAAGTTTCTTTGCGAGAGCTACTTGACTTGCTTTCAGTACTATTCTTTTAGCCGCTGTACTTCGCGTTGCTGCTGCTACTACTGGTGCTCCTTTTCTAGCCTCTGAGCGCTGACTGGGCTTGTCGTCCCCAGCCTGCGAGTTTGCTTCTACATCATCCGAAAAGTTCTCGGGAAATCTCTTACGCATAGTTTCATC